CCAAAATATCCCCGTTAAGCAGTATGGCATCGGGTTGCTCTTTCTTGCCGTAATTCAGGGCCACCGTGAGGGCTTCGATGTTGTGGTAGGGTAGATGCACATCGGATAAAATAAGAACCTTTTTATGGCCTTTAATTACGAATGGTGCAAAGTCCGATTCAAAGGATTCAGGCAGGTTATACGGGTTTTTTGGTCTGTCTTGGGGCATAAAGTATTGAGTTTTAGCGATTGATTGGTTCTTAACAAGTTTTCCCTCTATGTAGCGAATTGCTGACCGGGCATCTTCTAGGTGCTTAAAGGTTAGGTTATTTTCAGCATACATTATACGGGCAAGTTTCAGCGAAGGCATCTGCATCCCGTACTTGTCCCGATACTCACGGGCTATATCTGCTTTTGAGGTCATATGTGCTGCTCCACTATCATTTGAACTAATGATGTCCAATAAGTACTCCCGTTCTTAATCACCTTGCCTTGCAGCACCCAAATACCTGGAATGTCAATGTCACCGACAGATGTACTATACACTAGATTATGATTTCCCTGTACGGTTGCAGTCCAGTACCCTGTCTGCCCGGATGGTTTCTTGTAATATATTTCCGCTACATCGGGTTGATGTACATTGACATTTGATGTGAGGGTTATTGTTATGGTAGTACCGTTGTATATCATGCCGTGAAGTTTTCTGTTATAGTTACGTTATAATCAAAGTCATCTGCTATTGTTACGTTTTGTGCAATTTGCTCAATGATTTGAACATTATTACTCTCTGTTTCTACGATTGTAACGTTAGTCGACTTGCTTTGTTCTATGGTTACGTTAGCGTTAAACTGAAACAAAGGTACAACCAAGTTAGCATCAAATCCGGTCAGCACGAAAGTGCCACGCTCTGCGGTGAGTGATAACTGTCCTTCTTTCTGCAGGGTGGCATCTTGCCCGGTTAGTGTGAATGTACCTTTGTCCGCTTGTATTGTCCGGACAAGTGAAAAGTCAGCATCCCTTCCCGTGAGTATAAATGTTCCCCGGTCTGCGCCAATGGTACGCGATGCGTTAAGTCCGGCATCATTACCCGTGAGAGTATAGGTTGCCGTGTCTGCTGCAAGTGTTTTTGATATGCTGAAATTAGCATCGCCACCGGTGAGGGTGAAAGCTACAACGGTAGCAGCCACCTGAAATGCTGCCCTAAAATCTACTACAATACCCGTGAGGTCATATTGACCCCTGTCAGCGGTTAGTGTGTTACCTGCTGCCCCATGGTTACGTAATAGCGTTAAAAGCATTTCGTGCCTCTGTTAGTTCTTGTTGTAGTTGTATAACGGTGTTTTTATCTCCTCTCAATTTGGCAGCAGTTATAAGCATCTCAAGTTGATTGATTTGCCGTGATAGTATTTCCTTTTCTTCTGCCTGTGTCATTAGATAACCATTTGTCTATACATGAGAGTAGAAGTATTCATCAGCATATACACATAATGTATTTCGGTAGCCCCATCGTAGTATGTGGCATCAAATGCCGTATCTCCTACTATTGCAGCACCCTGCACACCTTGCATGGTTGTCCATCCGTTCATGTTCGATTCGCTTAAATCCAACTCAAACCATCTATTTGTTTGATCCTTTTGAATGTACAATTTATCGTTGATGTATGTGTACTTCGTACCTGTGGTAAAAGTTTCCGTTGCAGGGGCGTAGGTAACACCCGATACCCAAGTATTAAGCGCTATATCGTAGTAGTCAAGTGTTGCAACACCACCACCCCGGAAAGAGTAAATTCTACGACCGTTGATAATAACGCTTTCATCGCTCCATATTGTAGAACTTTCACCGTATATCCAATGTGCTGACATCCCGGCTACTGGTGCGCCTGCCCTTGCAGCCGTTGGCGATAATGTACTCCATGAGTTACCGGATATTGAGTAACGATACATTGTTACCGCACCGTTTCCGATATAGTAAATGAAGTCATCGTTACCCTCAATTGAATATACCGAAGTTGCATCGGGTGTGATAGTCCACGTTGGAACGGTTAAGGTAGTTCCTGTGTTAGAAGTGATTGCACGAATCTGCCCTGCCCCTGTTCCCGATACAATTCTTACTTGATAGTTAGTCCATTGGTTTGTTGTCCATGTCTTTGCACTATTTACAAGTGTAGTACCTGTTGCAGATGTAGCGGTACCTGTTGCGAATGCTTTATAACCGCTATTGAGCCATGAAGGAGTGCTGATTAATTTGCCATCTGTAGCAAGCGATGCAGGTAATCCGGTGTTAACAAGTGTAGTCCATGTATTGGTGGCGAAGTCGTATTTCTTAAACGAACCGGATGCCAAAGTTCCCGAGCCGAGTACATACCATACCGGAGTACATAGGCGGTACACGGTTGATGAAGTAAATGCGGATGCCTGGGCTGCTACGGTGATAGTAGCGGTTGCCCCTATGGTATTAGAAACTATAGGAAGTGTTACCCCGGCATTTGGACCGGATATAATGTGAATAGAATACCCTGCCAAAGACCGGGCAAGTGTTTGGTTGGTTATAATTGTAGTAGTTGTACCACCTGTAGCCGTTAACGATGCAGCCGCAACGGTTGTACCTGTACTCCATGCACCTGCTACGCCTGCTGCCCCTGCTGCCAATGTACCTGCCAAAGCTGGGGATGGAGTTTGCACCCATCCATCTTCAAAGGGATTGTATAGGTATGCAACCGTTACCGCTTGCACGTATAATTGTTGCTGGCGAAAGTGCCGGGAGGATGCGATGAAGCTACCTGCAACGGATGCAACCGGAGCCGGAGTAACTTGTTCCCATCTTTTGAGGTCTAATAATTTTCTATTTCCGTTAGTGGTTGCCATTATGTTACGTTTATATTTCTTCTTAAATTGTCAGCAGTCATTCTTTCAAAGGATGGTATCTGTGAGTTTGCTGCTTGTCCTCCTATTGTTGCAAGGTTGGTAATGTTCCATGTACCTGATTGCGTTACGGCAGGTGTACCAACTGATACTGTACCAGATACGGGTTGAGTAACACCCGAACCATCTACCAACATACGGCCCGTTAATGGGTTGACCTGTGCCATACCAATAGACTTTTGCAGCGATACGATTGCCATCCGCATTGCTTCAATAGCTTCAATCAGTTCACCATAAGCGGCAATAGGCATAGGGTTTGCATCGCTTACATCGGTTGCAACTCCATCGCCACCGATTCCCACCTTTACCCGTTGATGCAGTACTCCTGCAATCTCATCGGCTGCGATTGTAGCACCCGAACCCGGTGTATATCCGACATTATCTGCCATGTTATTGTAGAGTTAAAAGTCCATTAGTCTGATCGAAGTCAACTGAAAGCGATTCCCCAGCATTGAGCGTTAAGGCAGTGCCGTAATCATACCATCCAATTAACGGACCACCTGCAGCAGTAGAGTTGTAAACTACCACATACCGGAAAGGCCCTGTACTTCCCCCTGTAGAGGTTAGCGTAAGGTCAGCGACTATAAGCCGGTAAAGCCCGGCACTCTGTGAGGATGATGTACGGGTGATGTTACGGGTGGAAAGGTTGGTGTAGGTTATCTCCGTAATATTTGCCAGTACGGTGTTACCTGCAACGGGTGCCGTATTGGTGAGTGCCAACGTTAATTGGTCAGCACCTAGGTCATGCACTTTCTCTGCCACCGCTTCTACGAAAGAATTGAATTTATTGAATACCGCCATTGTATATGATTATGGTGTAAAATTACGTCAATTCTTTGACCTAAAATGTGCTAGGGTTGCAGCCAACTTCCGGGCTATGCCGTTCTTATTCGCCTGGTAAAGTTTCATATCCGTTGGGTTGCTAATGAAACAAACCTCTATCAGCACATTTTCTGCGTTAGGTCGCATCCAGCCAAGTGACTTACGGGCCGTTTCCGTTTCTGGTTTTACCCCTCTATCCCGAAAGCCAAACACGGTAAAGCAGTGCAGTAGTTCTTTTGCTAGATTGAGTTCAAATGCCGATGCCTTTTCAGGCACAATAACCTCACTTCCCTTTGCTTCGGGATTGGCTGCTGCGTTCCAATGTATGTCAAGTAGGATGTCACCTGTGGTGAACTTACCCCGTAACCATAACAATGTTTGCTTCAATGCGTTCTTATCATCATCGGTCAGGGCAGTAATGCCGAGTGCCTTAAGTTCTGCTACAACAAGGTTACGCAGTTCTATTGCTAAATCACGTTCAATATAACCATTCCCGGATGCTCCGGGGTCTATACCTCCGTGTCCTGCTGAAATGATTATTTTTCTCATCGTAATATATTGTATTTTTTACCAGTCATGTAGAACAGAACTATGATAACAATACCTAGTATTAGATACCAGGGTGTTTTTTTCGTTTCTTTCGTTTGCGTGTTCGTTGCAGTTGTTGCCGATTGTGCAAAATTCGCCTTTCCTATTGTGCTATCTTTAGAGATGCCATTCTCCCTCATCTCCTTTCGCATCTTAATATTTTCATAAATGATGCGTTGGCGAATTTGAGGAACCTCCGTGTAAGTGGTATCAAATATCTCAATTGTCTTTGTAACAAATTCCTGTAATTCGGTTGTCAGTTTGGTAGTGTCCACTACTTTGACGTGTACGGTATCCCGTACAAATACCGTGATTGTTTCGGTCTTGCTGCTGCTTTTGGCTTTCTTACTACCGTTGCAGGAAACTAATGTTAGTATTACTGCAATGGTTACAATGGTAAGAAGTGCTATCCAAAATTTATTCTCCGGCTTTGGGTTCGATAATGTCATATTCTTCGTTTGCAAGTAATGCTGAAAATACTTCCAGCAGGGTTGGTAAAAATGCGATGATGGTTGCCACGTTAGCCATTTGCTTATCGGTCAGGTGGAATATCTGAAACACGGCCATAACGGTGGGGCCTGACAATAGGCCTATAATTCGCTTTGATTTTCTATACCATTTAGGGGAACGGTGGTTGACGTTAGTTAGACTTTTTGCCATTGCTTTTTAGCTTTTGAATGTTCACTATTATAGTTACGATTGCTGAAAGTATAGTGCAGTACGTTGCGAACTGCGATGCCGTGATATTGGCAAACATCCATAAAAAAACGGTGATTAATAGACCCCTTACGGATGTTCCGTCAACGTGCTGCTCCATTGTTTAACGCTTTATTAGTTTGTAGAAGTTGAGAATGAAATCGTCTATGAGTGTGTTATCTGTTCCCCATTGCTGCACTGTGGCAGCAGGAATAGGTACGTTACCATCTGTTATTTTCTTTCCCTTCTTATCGTATGCCACAACATAGGCGGTGCAGCCCTGTGCGGTATCTCTGCCAAGTCCGAATACTACCCACGTTATCTGCGTGATAGTATCTTTTGTTAGCTTGTTGAACTCAACTGCAATAACCTGTATGGCAGCCGGGATGGTGTCTGTTTGTACTTCCACCTGTACGGGTGCGGTGGTTGTGATTGCGATTGCGGTGAGTAGTGCGGTTATCATTTGCGTAAAAGTTTATAAGTTAATTCAAAGCCAAAAGACCATGCTAACATTAGCAAAATTACGTTACCTCCGCCATAAAAAATAGCGGTAGCGATTGAGATGAGCATCCCGTATTTTACAAGGTGCCATCCGTCAAGTCGGACAATACCAAGCGTATTCGGTACAACCTTCCACGAATAGTTCGGATTCCACCAATCCCGATTGAGGTGGCTGAAAATGGATTTGTCAAAGTGCCACATTAACACATCCATCCATCCGTTGAAAGCACCTGCGAGTATTATGAATATGTATGACATTAGTTAGATATTATTTTCCAGTTAGTGCCATCGCACATGATAGTAATTCGTGACCATTGAGTAGATAGCGTTTGGGTTGTTGCCCCATCAATGGTTTCAGCACCGTTTCCATCTACCGTAATTGTACCTGTGCCAGAGTTCTTTATTATTAGTATTCTCCCTGCGTTGCCCGATGCTGCAAATAGTGTTATGGTAAATGTACCCGTTGTACAGTCAATCAGGTAATCGCTTGTTGTTGCGTTGTATGCCGTTGTACGGGCAAGATATGCCTGTTTCATGCCTGTCATGGATGCAGAGCCTACAACATTTAACTTATCTACTCCGTTGTTAGTGTTTGAATTTACATTTAACCAGCCATCTCCGATTACAGAAGCATTGTCATAAAAGGTACTACCTCCCTTACCTGCGTTTGCGTTAAATAGAAAGCACAATGTAAATGTGGGTGAGTTATTTCTATGGTAAAATTCAAAGTTACCCGTTGCGTTGTTTCCCAATATTCTCCCTGCCCATCCGCTTGAAGAACTATTGGCAAGCATAGTAAGGTTAGTATTAGCCGTACCCGACCCCATGTCAAGGTTATTAGTTATCTGTGCGCTATTAGTAACCGATAAATTCTGTGCCGTTGCCCTTGCCGATACATTCATACCCCCACTCACCTGCAATTTATCTACTCCGTTGTCGGTGGTTGTGCCGATCAGTGCGTTACCCCCGGAAGTGATACGCATACGTTCCAATGAGTTTGTCCACAACCCCATACTACCTGTTGTTCGTGCATCCCCTGAAATAAATGTCGCACTATTCACATTGGTATTTTCTTCAAAAGTGAAGTAAGAAACATTCTCGTCAGTATTTTTGCTTCTTATTTCTGTTGTTACTCTTGCTATACCATTAACATCTAATTTATATCCCGGAGTTGTACTACTTATTCCGACATTGCCTCCTGGAGTTATAGTCATAGCTACCGAAGATGCAGAGTCAACTATTGATGAATTTCCTAATGTTGTCGCTCCTGTGAACTTTGATACTCTGTTAGTTGTACCACTAACCGAACCACCCCCAACTTTTACCCACGTTCTTTTATACTTCACATAAAGCGAACTATCAGCCGGCCTAATCAATATCTGTGAACTATCAGCAAGTACCCCAGCAGCCGTGTCCTTTGTAGGAATACCCAAGCCGTTAACATAACGAACCTTGCTACCAGTCTGCTGCCATTGGGCGGTAGCGGTAAGGGAACATAAAGTGAGGGCAATAATTAAGAATCTTTGTAACATAGTAAGTATTTATTGAACTAAAATAATAATTTTTTCTCCTGTGAAAAATGGTACACCGCTATCAACGGCAAGTGTACCCGTGCTAATGGTCCACGTGCAACCAGTACCCGGTGACCCACTATAGACAATGGTCTCAAATGCAGTACCTCCACGGCTACCGTATAACATTGTTTTACCTGCCCCACCGGGAATAGCAATGGAAGTTTCACCACCAGCAGCGGTGTATTGTAATACCTGTACCGTTGTACCCTGAATAAGTATCCCCACAGGCGTAATGGTGGTTCCTGCTAACGAGTATGGACCTGTACCCTGAAAGGTTGCCTGATACGTTCCGATGTCCTTATTTGCGCCCGTAATGCTTATTGACTGCAACCATACCAACCCCGAAACAATGACCAAGCCCCCAGCAGTGCCATTGTCTATAACGAACTTAATCAGATGGACTTCACGGTCCAACTGCGACTGCAACATAAAAAGGTATGAATAGTCATCCAATACCACCAACCCATCGGCTGAAATTGACCAATTTGCAACGTCTGGACGGCTCTCCTGAAACCATGCGGAGTTGACATTGGTTACCTCCATCGCATTAACACTAACGTTCAATGTGCAAGTTCTTGCGCAAGCAATCAGCGTGTCGGTATTCGCTATGGAATTGTATTTGTAGATGTTTAGCTTTTGGCCGGTTACTGGTGTCATATTATGTACAATCTATTCCTAGTGTTAAATTTGATCCGGATATAGTGAATGGAGTGAACATCCTTGCACATATAAACGAACCAGGGGTCAAAGTTACATTGTATAACCAAGTTCCATCGCATTTCTGATACCCACCTGTCCAGTTAAATGGTGAAGTATTTGTATAGCGTTTGCAACTTGGAGGCAATAATGCAGGGTTAGCCGGGTCTATAA